TAAAAATATTCCCATTCAGTGCGTGCATCTTGCGGTTGTGGGACTTTTAGGCAGCCTTAGCAGCTGATTTGCTTGAATTCCACTAGTCATATGGGATTGAAAAGGACCCAGTAGGGTATTCATAGCCGACTAGCTCTTCATAGGGTGCGGCTATGAGCGTGACGCCATATGACCAGTTGGCGCTAATGGATCCGCCGGTACCAGGGCCAGCCAATTGCATGACGGACCTAGCAGCAATAAGCGATATGCGTATACTACTACATGATGCTGGAGCTGATTGTTCAACACCTGGACCAATCGGGACACGTACCTGCAAACTAACGGTGTTGAAGAAGTCATTACCTGCACTGTCGTCTGATTCCGCTATAACAAAAGAATCATAAGTGGTGAAAATGTGCGTTTTGGAGCTAATCAATGTTGACCCCTAGTAGTAATCCACTATAGAAGAGAAATCCTGCATTGTATATGATGTCAATAGGGTATCAAACCTGCTGTTAACCTAGGTAAAAGATATTTAGAGATACCCATCATTGTCATACCATTGTATGACAGACTGATTGTCTAGGAGAATTTGTGGGATAAATTGGCCAGAACCCTCATCGTATAGTGTGATTGCGCCGGTGGCGTTATATGCCAATTGGTTTTTGTTCAGTGCAGTTCCGATTGTAAATGGTGTATTTATCTACCACGATACGTTATTTGTGTTCAAATTGGTCAGAGCCCCGTAGGTGCTAGGGATCAAGTTGAACACGGCCTCTGGCTGGAGTTGTGTTGCCTCTGATGGCTCTTACGCATCGAAGAGTTCGACCGAGTAATCAACCCAGAAGGCGCCAACCCCAGTTGTTGCTTGTGAAGATATATAAGCCGTGATTCTACCCAAGAAGAATTATATAGCGGACTCTTATTAGTTAAGCTGAGATACGTCCCGCTCATTTGTAAACTTGAGTTGGGTCTAAACACTACGAAGCTCTGAGGGAGGTATATTGAGCACAACCCTGTTCCTGACCGAGCCCTCAACCTTGTGTTTCATTTGCCTAGCCTCTATTGCACTAGGTACACCATCAGTCGATGATGGGTCGTATGCTATAGTTACAACACCTGCAGTGTTGAGGCCGGCTCTAGGTTTGTATACAAAACTAAGTTTAGTAAAACGATAACGATCAAATGACAGGGCTAATCTTGAGAGCCAAGGGAACAAGGTCACTCTGCCTGGATTAATGACTGCGGAACCAGCAAAATTGCCGGCTGAGTCAGTTGTTGCGTCGACTATAAAGTCGGATTTTGTAATTTTAGTAGCTGGATTCATTGCATTTGCCCTCTGGCGTGGTCGACGTGGTCGCATGCGCGGTTATCTAACAACGACTACTCTTGGTTAGACTGGCCGTTGTTTCCGTGCTTGCTTCCTGTTCTTTGGTTTCTGTTTATTCTGCATAATAGAAATTTGTGTGTGGTATGGTTAAGATTGTTATTATTATTAAAAACTACCCGCTGCCCCGGCACAGAAAATTGGATTCAACACCATACCACTATGTGCTTATGATAGCACCTCGGGATAATCCGCTAGAGAAGTATATGCATGTCAAGCGCCCACAATCCCTGGTTCATATGTTGCCCCCTTAGCTTGCATGACAGATTATACCTATGTTAGGCCTGGGTACTCAACAGAAGCTTGAGCTCCTATCTACTTAAGAAACTCACTGCGGGTAAGTGAGGGTGGATTTATATTTTATTTAAAAATAAATTTCTCAACTGGGCGAAATAGGATTATGCGATCTTGGGCTAAGACGGCCTTTTTGCTTAGGATCTACATTGAGTCGATTGGCCCGAGTTTCAGGATCTTTGCGACTTAGCCCATTTTATGCGGACCTGCCTAATTGGGTCTTGCGTATCAATCTTCAGCAGCGTCGAGAAGTTGTTGGCCGTGCAACTTATTGACAAAGATAACCAAATCATCGCCGGCAGCACATGCGCTGTACGGGACACCCGCTTCCATTGCAATTAATTTGGCATAAAGCAAAGATCTAATTGTGTTGAACAGTGTTGTATCTAAAGGATGCCCGGATTTGACGGTGCCAGTGACAGTCCCAGTGCACTTCACAATGCTCTTACCGGCAGAGTCTCTTTGAGTCAGCCGTCACTTGTGGGTATTCATACATGCTATATCAATCAACTTGCTTTGAGTGATATAAGTGCTAAGAGGGAGCATTTAGTAAATATTAGGGATTAATTTCCTTAAGAGTGCAAAATCGACCACCTATTTTATTGATGCGTGTTGCGTTGAATCAAATGACGCACCATCTATGCTGAGCACATGGACATCATCTAAATTTCCAACTTTTAATGCCTGGCGTGTTAACGACTGAGAGACTTGTTGTATATTCTTACATATAAGGGCATCATCTAGTCTAGACAGCTGCTTGATAGCAGGCCGATTAATCTGACCCAAGGTTGCCTTCAGCGTGGGATGTGGTGATCATATCAAACGAGGCCTTGTGTGCTCAAAATCGTACTCATGTGATTTATTGAAAATGTCAAATGATGTCTTGATAACCCCTGTAGCTTAAAATTTACGTCAGCCGGTGATAAAGTCCTTAGCCTTCTTTGGTGCTAAGTCAGCGACACATGCATCAATAGTTACTGGGACTTGAAAGCCCTGTTCAATCCAACCACAATAATAGTCGACGTGCTCTTGGATAATCTTCTTGTTCATATTCAGATAGTGAGGGTGTGGTGTTGTGATAGCAGACATGTGTCTCTTTTAAAGTGCAGCCATAGTATTTATGGGGCAATTTCGATAATATGTATATGGCTACACAGTAGGTATGAGCTATACCTCTTTGTTGTCTCTACTAGGCTTACATGTGCAACTCGGCTCAGATCTGACGTTAACCGTGACATAGGGGCAATTGAAAAGTTGGTCACGCTCGAAAGCTGCATGAACAGCCTCAGGGGATCCGCCAGCGAGAAAAATCTTGGATATTTTATTGGCCTTAGCGAAGTTGAACCAGGATGCTATTGTGTTTCAGATACTTTCAGCCTATTTGTCAGCGCTGGCCACCCATGAGGCCAGGTAGTCGGTAGGATCGTAGGATTCCAAGCTAGTACGAGCTCTGTTGGCGACACCAAGCAATGTATTTTGTGCACTGCGCACACAATCCCGAAGTCAAATCCCCAATGTAGATCGGGTACTAATTTGCTTCTTTTTGCAGAACAAATAGTAGGGATT